AGTTGATTTGTAAGATAGATGTAATCTACCTTGTTCTGACCAAATTACTTGGTCTGAAGCCATCGATTCTTCCGCACCAACTTGATTTAAGAAACCAGCTATAGTTCTTTTTCCAAAAACTTCTGCTTCCTTTTCTATAAGATCAGGTAAATATTGCTGAGCCCATGTGGTATCAGTAACAGTTCCACCTGTTCCGTGAAAATCAAGATAGTTTGTAGCAATCGCGGCCTGTATCGGGGAAGGAGTCGCATTTAGACTCGACCCCGCTGTTGGAGTTATTGCTGCCATTTTTAATTATTATTTATTTGTTAAATTTGTTTGTTTTCCAACGAATCCCAGATGTGCTATTAGGTTCAACAACTCTTACTTTTACTCCACTAGTTTCTATTTCACCAAGACCTTGTCTAGGTTCCATATTTATGTTTTTGGCTTTTGATATATTATCTTTAATACCATCAGCTTTACCTTGTTCATAAAAGTGAGATGCAATTGAATCCGCATTCATAGCTGTAAATATTGATTTATGATAACCCATAGCGTCTTGCATCATATTTCTTTTATCAAGAAATTTTGATACAAAATTATTTATATCACTTTGAGTATTCTTAACCGCGTTCGCGTCTTTCACATTAATTCTAAATCTTTTATCCCCAACATTATATTCAAAACCTTTGAATTTGTCAGTAAAAACATTATTTGTTTTATTTAAAAAATTAGTTTTCTGTTCAGAAGCGGCTTTATCATTTACTTCTCTATCCTCGTTGTATCTATTAAAGAAATCTATGGCTTTTTGCTGTTCGGGACTTAACTTAGACCCGGCCTTAATTTCCGCATAGTATTTAGACTTTAACCCGTCTACTTGGGTTCTAGCGTTGGCAACTTGCTCTTTAAACGCTAATTTCTTTCGTTTTATATCCTTTGGATCATCTAATTCCGCATCATAAGTGAAACTATCTTCAATTAAGAAATCTATTTCTTCACTATTTAAATGTGGTTTTGATTGTCTATAGTATTCTCTTAACATAGCTGTATCATCATACTTGCTATAGTCTTGATTTAACTTAACATAATCCTCGAGATCACCACCAGTTTCATCCATAAAGTCTATAACTTTTTGAATATTTTCTGGTAATTTTTGACCAGTTTGTTCTGATTTTTCTACAGCTTCATCAACCACACTTTCAATTGCTTCAACTTTATCCACAACTTCCTCATCCTTCTTCTCATCTGTAATTTCCTCCAAAACTGGTTTTTCAGTTTCTTTTTCTTCAACCTTTTTTTCTTCCACTTTCTCTTGAACCTCTTCAATAACTTTATCATTATCTTCTTTTTTAGGTTGCTCTTCTGTAGTTTTTTGTTCTACAGTTTCTTTTATAGGTTGATCAAGATTAACCTTAATCACCTTATCATCACCACCTAAATTTTTCATAGGAGGTTTTTGAACTTTGACTTTTACCTCCTCGCCTTGAGGAGCTTCATCTTGTTTTGTTATTACTTTTGCCATAATATAATATTATATAATTAATTAAACATAAATGTACTCTCGTACAATTTCTTATTTTCCTATGTATGCTATAATTGTTCCGCCAGCTACATCTATTTCAGTATATCTACCGTAAATAGTTACTCCAGCAGGAAAACTATTACTATCATCTAACTCAACACCACCAGATCCTTCCAATATTGTTTCAGCACCATCAGCTAAATCACCAGCTGCATGATCTGTATTAGCATAATTATTTTCATTTTCTGCAACTAAACCACCAGCTGCATCAAATGTTGCTGCGGCTAACACAGTAAATCCAATAAATACGTGACCCGTAGGTGGTTTGATAGCGGATCCACCATCTGTACACACTGATCCCATAATACTACCAGTCCAATCATTTCTTACTATTGCCATTTTATTATTTATTTATTTGTTAAACATATTATCTTGGTTCAAACATACCCGTATCAATGCTTCCACTAAGTATATCATTACCTGCGGATTCAAATGCTTTAGGCGGTTTGTTATTTTTACGTTGGTCTATTAATTCAGATTGTTGCGATGCTTGAATACGTGTTCTCTCATCTTTACGATCTTCTTTATCGGTTTCTTTTGCTTTTAATGTATCAAGTTCCATTTGTTTTAATCGCATGTTAATTTGAAACTCATGGTTCATTAAATCTTTTTTCAACATTGCTTCAGCTTGCATCTTTTGTGCTTCAAGTTGAGCTTCAACATGTTCTAATTGAGCTTTTTGTTGTGTAATTGCTTGGTTTTTTTGAACTTCAGCTTGAGCGGCAACTTGTTGCGCTTGTGCGTTTGCTTGTGCTTGCACTTGAATATTTCTTTCTGCCATTTGTTGATCGAAAGCAATTTTCTTTTGTCGTCTTAGTTTTAACAATTGATTAGCTAATTTTAAATTTTTAATTTCCCTAACATCAATAGCATCTTCTAATTCAATATTGTTTTTTGATAAAGCTTGTTGTATATTATTTTCAAGCATTGCTTTTTCTTCTTCATCAGGAGCTAATTCAATAAATATACCAAAATCATGTAAATGTAAGTTTTTTATATCTTCAAGTGTACCAACATTATGAGAACCAATTTGTTGTATAAATGCTTCTTTTGTTGGTGAATATTCAATTATATCTGATATTCGTAACGATAAACATTCAGCGAGTTCCTCTGTTAAAAATATTCCACCTTGTAATATATGTCTTGTTGCTGTATTAGAATTAGCAGCTGCAATTTTTTGTATTCCTACTAAGGCATCCTTATCTGGTGTGCTAGCATCTCTAGCTTCATTTAATCCGGTCACATCTCTTATCATTTGCAAATAATAATTATATGTTTGTATTAAACTTTGAAGTTTAGCTTGCCCGCCACTAGTTGTTATTTCTTGAATTGGTACTTTACCAGGATTCATATCTCCATCCCCAGTAAATGATCTACCAATAACACTACCAGTTTGGAAAAACATATTTAATGCTTCTTGTGGATTATAATTCGTTCCATTTCCAAGATCAACCTCTGATAAACCATCAGCATCTAAATATACACCATCAGGAACCATTCTACTTAAAACCTGTTGTAATTTTAAATGTGTTAATTGAATCATATCAGCAAAACCCGTTACTCTACCAACTAAAGATTCAACTTTACCCTTATATATTCTTGGTGCCACTATTGAATAATTCATTTTAACCTTAGTATAATCACTTTTAGGTCTCATCATATTTTTAGCTAACTCCCATTTTAATAAAGTTTTAGTTCCTACAATTGAAGCACCTTCATATAAGACCTCAACAGAATTTGATAATTTTTCAAATGGTGTTGTGCTATCTATTTTTGGATTAAATTTATCATCTTTTACTATGGCCTTACTCATACCATTTGATAATTTTTTAATCTTATATACGTTATTATTATATGTTTTGTAATTAAAATATAATACTTGAATAACATTTGAATCATTGTTCTCTGCTTCTGCCCTAGCACCATATCTATTTCCAAATGAATTTTTATGTGGTTTATTTTCTATATTTTCTAAATCTTCATTTGTTAATTTAGGAAATTCTTTTTTTAATTCATTAATTGTTATATCTTTTACTTCACCAACATAATATATATCATCAAAATATGGTGATTCGGTATATGAATAGACTAAATTAGTAGGATCAACATATTTAACTGTAACACCCTCAGATGTATTAAAAGAATTTTTAACACACCCTATACCAAGAACCGCTAAATCATAATATGTTCTTTTTAAAGTTTGATCATATTTATTACCTTTTAATAATACATTCAATGCTTGTTCTTCTGCGACTTCTATAGATTGTTTATAATTAAGTTGCATATGTAACTCTAATTCTTCTGTAGTTTCTGGTAAACCATCTGGATCATTTTCATACAAATTAATGCCAAAAGAATCCATTACATGATCATTTATCTCCTTGGTATTCATATCTCTTAAAACAGATGTCATAAAATTTGTTCTTTTATCAACACCATATGGATCCTGAGAATATGCTTTAACATCATAAGTTCTTTCAGCTATACCATTAACAACTATATCTACAAACTTAGGTATAATTGGTACTGGTTTCCAATCTAAATTAAGATATGATAAATCACCATTAATAGATAGTTCATCTTTATATTTTTGTATAGATTGTTCTCCTCTAGCATATAATCTTAATTTATGAAATGCAGCTTGATTAATACTATGTCTATTTGATTGTTTACCAAACCATTCATCTTCTATTGCTCTTGCTATACTTAAACCATAATCATAACTAGCCTTTTCTGCATCGCTAACTACTTGACTTGGAAAATAACCCTTAGTTTTTTTCGCCATGTTATTACTTTATAATTTTTGATAATTTGCCAGTATTTTTATACTTAGCAAATGTTATATTTAACTTTGTTTTTTCTTTTTCCATATTTGGTGAATATAAATGTCTATTACATGCCATAATTGCTAAACCAGAACTAATTGTTGCATCGTATTTGGTTCTTTTATTTATATCAAATCTTGACCAATCATTTAATGTTTTATTAAAATGCATATTCCCCATTTTACCTTCATCTATATTACCAACGTGACTTTGAATATACATTTCAATAGCAGCGGCATGAGCTTGTTTAATATCTTCACTTGTATTTGGTATTCCACCAATTTCTTTCTCAGTTACTGATAATTTATTCCAAACTTTATCAGGTCTATTCATTGAATAACCCCTATATCCTCTTCTTCTTAAATAATATAATAATCTTGGCTTATTATTTTCCGCAAGCAAAGGCATACCATAAAAATGTATTGCCATTAAAACATCTTCAAAAAATATTTCAGCTGTTTGTGGTCTAGCTATATACTCTAAAAAGAATTTACTTCTAGGAGCATCTTCCATACTAAATTTAGTAAGTCCATGTAATGCACCTTTTGATCCTTTACCATCAACTGTTCCTGATATATCATAACTATCACAACCAAACGTTCCAATATGTTCATTACCGGGATATTTTTTTCCATTTCTCTCAATAACTTTATTTTGTAAATGAGTTGGTGGTACCCACGTTACATGAAATCTTCCTTTCGGATCTGGATAAAATATTACATTTGTATCTTTAATTCCATTAATCCATTGAAAATTTCCTATTGATATATTATTTGAAGTTTCTTCATTATAATCTATTTGTTCATAAATTTTAGCTAAATTGAAAATACTATTTTGAGTTTCATCTCTAAAAGCATGTTCAATAGTTCGTGGAAATTGACGATAAAATTCATTTAAAGCATCTTGATCATTTTTTAATCCTTCTGTTTCATTTTCCCAATGATTTATAACACCAATATCTATTAATTCTCCATATAAATCAAATACTTCGCTTTTTGGAGTATCAAACACTGGCATACCATGTTTATTCATAAATCCCTCAAAATTCCATTCCATTGGTATAAACAAACTATATAAACCAGATTTTGTTTGTCCATTTTTATTTCTTTTTGTTACATCAGAATCTTTAAATAATTTTTTAAAATTATTACCACCTTTATCTAACGCATTTGATGTACTTCCCATCATACATTTACCAATAATTCTACTACC